GTGACACAGTTTATTTTACACTACCTTTTTACCTGAAAAAGATAATGATATTCTGATTTTCCAAAGCCTTATTTGACAATTAAAGCATTAATAGTCAACATATACATCTACCTACTAAACCATGTTATAAGATAGCAGCACAAAGGGACATAATTTGCACAATTCACTCAAATCCGTACCTTTGCAATGTGTTTTTCATAGTATTAGATTTAAGGTTAACAAAAAGATTGGCTGTCCGGGAGTGGGAATGTCCTTCTTGCCATACTCGTCATAACCGTGATGTTAATGCTGCAATCAATATTCTTCGTTTCGGGTTAAACCATACATCGGCAGGAACTGTCGATTACACGGGTGGAGAGAATGTAAGAGCTAATCTTTTGAAAGGCCGTTCCTCTGTGAAACCCGAAGCTCATGAATCTTTAGTTCATGGGTAGTTCACTTCACGCTTCATAATCAATACCTTTTTCCATGTTTGTTTTCTCTCAATTCGTTGTATCGCATCTTCTGATTGATGTGCCATATAAGGTCTATGTTCAGATGTTTAGCAAGCCCGAAAATAGCCAATAGCATGCTATTTAATTGATTTTCTAATAGACTGTCATATTCATACTCACATCTGATGGGAATTGTGGATATAGCGTATATACTCTCTGTAAAGGTCTCATCATTGCAACTTTCTGTTGCTTCGTATATCATTTCATCTGAAAAATCATCAATGGATATATTTCTTAATCCAGCCAAATCAAGCAGGCGTATAGCTGCATCGGCAAGTTCATCGGGAAGTGAATCTTTTACGTTCTTTTCAAAAGAACTCTTAAATCGTTTTTCTTCTTCCACTAATGCGGGATAACGATTATAGTCTATGTCAAAACGTGACTTACATTTTTTCCCTAACCTACCTTTCCTATCAGCTTCCACAGCTTCCATAAGCTCGGATATGACAAGGCAAAGGCAGTGTTCGTTACTCAGTTCTTCATCGTGAAAACCGTGCGTTACTGCGTTACGGTAGGCTTTATCTCTTAATTCATTTAAGTTCATGATACTTGGGTATTAATTGGTTGGAAATACAATACCCGATAACCGCCACAAAGCAGTTTCCGGGTATTCACAAAGCACTGACAAGGATTGTCTGTAGAAATTTTACGCTGGTTAGTTATAGTCGATGTTTCTATCTAACAAACGATGTAAGAATAATTTTGATACTTGAAAAACTCTTAATATTGATTGTATATCGAATCCATATTAATCTCATTTTATTGCGTACGGATACCTTAAATCATGAATATCGACAATATCCTTACACAAACTATCCAAAGAAGGCATTATAAATGATCTTGTGATTCCTATTTTTTCAAGTTTACTCAATATGTTTTGTTTATATTGTACAGGGATTATATATTTTGCATAGATAAATTCGAAATTTTCCTTCCAAGGTTCTGGATAAAGTACAAATATGCCATTTTGATTTTTATACCTAACATCTGTCATATTAGGAACTAATAAAGTTATTGCGGGAAATGAAAGTATGTCATCTTTATCTTCATCGAAAACCATCATTGAGAATGGACAACTATGATAAACAACTCCATCTTTATGAAAATTTGAACAACATGCAAAATATAATGCAATCAAAGGATTATAAGTCCAATCAAGAAGTCTCGTTGGAAGTCCATAGTGTTGTGCTAGAAATAGAAATTCCTTATCATTTTTAGGGCGTGCACCCGTAAACATTGAATATTTTCTTTTAAAATCCTCAAATACCTCCTTCTCATATTGCTTCAACACGTCCTCCTGTCCTTCCTTGAACCTCCGACCTATTGAAGGTATCAATTTATATTCAGAAGAAGATTGACCTCTGAAGAAATCCATTTCAGGGAGGCCGTTTTGTAAAGACATAAAATTTTCCAAGGTTTGTACAGTAAATACCTTCATCACTTTTTTTATTAAGGTTATAATATCACTTAAATTCTACATTCAAGTCGTGTATTCACTGCAAATATACGATTTTAATTTACGGAAACTCAATAAAGTTTTTCTGCTATTAAAAAAATCAAAAGATAAACATTAATTGTGATAGAGATAACTTTTAATATCCTCTCACTTGATATTAAACTTGCCCATGGTTGTTTTATGGTTATTGACTTCATTGCATTGAATTTTAAAGATTAATGATTATTTTTGTAATCCCAATAGCATCTCTGAAATACAAACAAAATCAGAGGGAAAACTAATGGGTTAAATTAATGGTAACATTAAATTATAGACATCCTCATTCTTTTTAGAACTGTTAGAATGAGGCTCTGTCTCAAAACAGTAAAACAGTCCAGTGTTGTAGCGACAAACCTGTACATGTTCGTTCCTATTACAGATTCCGGTTTGGCAAATGTGAACACGTGAGAGAACATTGTAGAAGACTACCTTGTAGTCATCGTTAAAAGAATCATCTTTCCGAGGATACGTGACAGGTATCCTCGTTTCAATCTCCTTTCTCTTTAATTCATTATTGCTAGCATCTCATCGAAAAACTAAATAGGTCTCCAATGAGTAACATATCCAGTCTTGATGTAGGGGTATATCCATTTATTCACTTCTCGCATTGCCATTTCTTCAATACTACCATCAACAAATTTCACTTGACACATGCCTTTTGCTTGTTTGTTTGGTATTGCATCCTCTACGCTTATCCAGGGTGATTGCTTTGACTGCCAGTCTGCACCAGCTTTAAAGTCCTTTTCGCTTTGCCACATATCTGGTTGAGAGTTCCATGCCCATTGCGAAGAATACTCTTTTGCCGCTTCTTCTACTGTCTGTTTCATAGCTTATTTCCTTTTTGATTTAATATTTCCTCTTCGATAACTTCTTTTGCACATATTTATGCCTTATCAAATTCGGACAGTGCCTGTTCGCAGAACTTGACTTGTTCCATAGCATAGTCCCTCTTATAGGTGATTATGTCGCGTGTTGTATAGTCCGTATAAAATCGGTCTATAATACTCTTAACATAAAACCTTTTAGGTTCCTCACAATGGTTCAGAAGAATCACATATTCATCATTTCTCGGATGCAAGCACAAAAAACGATAATAATTCACTTCACCGTTCAAGCACTCAATCAATTTTTCATCTGTCTTTAGATTTTCAATATCTTCTTTGTTCCTTATTGGTTTCATAATCAATAACTTTTAGTTTTCTTATATCTACCACATTTCTTGCAGACGTAATATCTGGCGATATATTTATTACATCCTAACTCATCCCATGCCGTAACCTTTCTCTCATACATCAGTTCCCATTCATGGCGACAGAACCATTTCTTTATGATGGCATCAATTAGATGTTTCATACGCATTTCGATTTATCAATTTGTCCTATACGTTGTCTTTCAAATCCCTCTATCTGTGCATCAGTAAGGTTGTTTAACCATTCATCAGCATACTTTCTGTACTTGGCATGATTGCATTTATAAAACTCCAATCTAAGCCATTCAAGGGTTATTTCCTTATTCATTTTTTTCTTAAATCTATCTTACATCGTTAATACTGACTTCTCTTTTCAAAACTCTCTCTACCTGCCTATCAAGTATTTCTTGAAATTCTATCTGGCAAATAAGAGAGCAATCCGGTATAAATTCTTCCGGCATTTCTCCACGGTTAGGAGAAAGCTCATCAAGAAATATTTTTCCCGATTGGTCTTTCAGACACGTTGCGCCTATTTCTCGTTCAATCTGCGCCATTCGAGCAAACACTTCCGGGAAATCCTTCCGTATCTTATTCCAGTATCCCATTCCCCCTTTCACACAACCGATACAGTTGTTGTTATTGTAACCCATCTTGTACATAGCGGGGATTTCAATACCAGCTTTCCAAAGCATTCCCATTGCATCCGGCTTCGTAATCTGCTTTTCAATTAGCGGAAACAGTGGCTTTGTGCTTGGGTACTGCTGTTTTAATCGGATGGCTCGGTTTATCTCTTTAGGGGCGTAATCAAAGCCCCAAACTTGACCGTCCCAAGAACCAAGTTCCTTTTCCAACTTGTAACGGACTTTCTTTTTCAGCTCAAGAGTACAAGCAGCACCATGCGCACCATTGATAAAACCTTTCCGTAGGACATCAGCAACACAAGTGTATTTGTCGCTCCGGATAGTGTGGATTGGTTGACCGTACCAATCTTCGCAATCTGTAAGGAATCGGGCGTTATCAGGATGTCCGGAACCTGTTTCGATGTAGTAGAGCTGTACATCATCATACAAACTCAACGCTATTTTACAAGCAACTGCGGATGTTACACCGCAAGAAAACCATGCTATTATCATTTTTATTCTTGTTATGAGCAAAAACCACCGGTTTCCGCTCTTGTTAATACTTCATGTGCAGAAATGACTTCTTTTTGCACATGTTAATCTCAATTCATTTTCCTTTTTCTATTTCTCTCGCTCTGTACCTCTGCCATACACATCTTGCACCATGACGCTTTCAGATGGTAGTACAATCTGAACGGGGGATGGTCTGATGGATATTCATACGGCATTCTTCATTATGTCAGTTTGCTGTCAAATATCTTAATGCACTCAAACAGATAATGCGCAATTATCGGCTGAACCGCATTGCCTATACACTCCGTTCGGTCCATCCTATCGGGAACCCCATTAGACTTTCCAGCAAAGCGGGGTGAGGGTATTGACTGTCTTGTTCGCCATCCCGGATATACTCGTGTAAATTGCCCCGATAAGTAGGGCTTCCGAAATACCGATTCTTGAGTGCCCCGTTTGCCGTTGATTTCGCTGGGGTAGGCAATACAATATAATCGCTCCCTATTCTGTTGTATGCCAAAGTCGGTGCCAGATAGACATTGCCATTCCGCATCATACCCGATTTCGGAAAGGTCGCATAGGACTTGCTCGAATCCCCGAACAACGAGCATTGGGCTGTTTTCAATGAGCACGTATTTAGGTCTAACTTCCCGTACAATTCTGAACATTTCAGACCATAGGCCGCTTCTCTCACCGACAATTCCGACACCTTTTCCAGCAATGCTGATGTCCTGGCAAGGGAATCCACCGCTGATGATGTCAACAAACGGAGGTTTTGAATACGTTCTAATATCTCTGTTGATTTCATGCTCTTCTCCAAAGTTTTTCTTTATTACTAATGATTGATAATCCTCAAATTCACAACTCCACTCGGTCTTTATGCCGGCAAGTGCCGCACCTAATCCAAAACCTTCTATGCCGCTGAACAGAGAGCCATGTGTTAATCTTTCACTCATTCTTCTGATTCTTTAGGTTTCCAATCAGACGGTAATTTTGCCCACTCGCGAAACTTGGCGTCGAAGTCGTCCATGTCCCTGAACATATCCATCTTCGATTTCTCTGTCTCTACGAGTGAGGAGAATTCCAGGAAGTACATGTCGGCGCTCTTGACAAAGCTGTTATGAAGCCTTTTCAAATTTCCGAGTAGTAACCCTTTGGCGTTCATCAGGTCTGCCGCTTCCTCCACCAGCATGTTGGCTTCACAGTTCAGTATGTGTGCGGCTGAAAGAAGGCTGTTCAATCTGTCTATGCTGCCATCAGCCTCGGCAGCTTTAATCAAATCTTTCTTTGGTTTCATTGTTTCTGCTTTTTCTTGCAAGTTCATCAATCATTCGCTGGTACTTCTTTGCCACCAACGGGCAGCGCAGGCGCAGTGCGTTGTCACGCTGCCACTCCAATAATTCGATTTTCTTTTCAAGTCCTACGTCCATTAAAATAAAGTTTTTTGTATCCTTGATAAAACATACTTGTTCGCATTATTGTAGAAATTACGGTCTATTTCAAAACCGTATGCTTTTCTTCCGCATTGCGCAGCGGCAAGCAATGTACTGCCGCTTCCTGCAACTGGGTCAATTACAACATCTCCTTTGTCGGTAAATATCTCTATCAATCTTCTAAGTAATGGAACTGGCTTTTGGGTACTATGTACTTTGGGTGTATCATTATCTCTTACCCAATCAAAACAATTGAATATCATCCTCCCGTCATTATTAAACTTTGGAAGTTTGTCACGGTATAAAAGAAGACCGTATTCACAATTACCGACTATTTTCATATTGGCTTTTAATACTTGTGCGGAGAAGTCTTTACGGAATACCAACGGAATGTATTTCATTAGCCCGTACTTCCGACCAAGTTCTATGAACATGAACTGTTGTTCGTATTCGCAGAATATTATCATGCAAGGGGATTTACCGGGCTTCTTCGGCTCTTTTATCAGCATATCGCTGCAAAAGTGCATAAACTCGGCTGGGCGAAATTCGTTTTCCGAATTGAAAAACTTTTTCCCGGCTAATTCACTTTCTCCGTTCTTGTTGTCACCATCTTTGTACCATGCAGGATTACTTGCATAGGCGTTTTTACCTAAATTGTAAGGTACATCCGCTATAATCAATTGCGCTTTAGGAAGTTGATAGCTACGAAAATTCTGAAAGCTATCTCTGTATAATTCTATGTCTTTCATCTTTTACTTTTGCTAAAACATTCGCATATTCTCCCATACCGGTCACACGCGCACACCCTATGGCCCTTGGCCTTGCATAGACAAGAGTTTTCTATGAAATCCATGGAGTATGAGCATTGGCGGCAACGGACGGGGGAGAGGGGTAATTTCTTCTTTGCCATTACTTACATAAACTGATATTGCTTACGCGATTTGCCGCTCTTTTCATTGCTTCTGCATCTCCGCTTTCCACAAGCTTCCTTTCACGTTCAAGATACTCGGCATAGGAAATTCTGTTGTTGCCACGTTCTTCTATCTCCTTTTGGCGTTGTATCCGGTATTGCTCACGCTCATAGCGTTCGATGTCGATACGGCGTTCCCTGATATAGTCAAGCATGGCACTTGTAATCTTCATCGGGTCTATAGCACCATAGAACCGTCCATATTTACCAGACTTAAACCGTGCAATAAAAAAGCATATCTCAGCCGCATTAAGGTAATAATACTCAGAAATAAATATTTCTGCCAACTCATTAAGCTGCTCCTTGGCAATCTTGGTAGATACCTCTGCAAAGTCATTAAGTGTGCCGAATTGGATTTTCAACCATTCCAAAGGGGTTTCATCTCCATAAGTCGAAGCCAATAGCCCTAATGTAGGTATGGAGGAATTCATGGCTAAATCAGAGTGGGTCGCCTTGCATCTGACAATTTTGAACTGCAAATCGGGATTGTAATCAAGAATGAATTGTGCTGGGTCAGGATATTTATTCAATAACGCCCTCTGCTTCAAGTTCTTTTCTTTTTTTTTGCGGCAGCTTCTCTGACGGTTGTAGCGACAGCAAGAACTGAATCACGTTTTCGCTGCTCGCTATCCTGTTGATTTTTGCTAATTCTTTCTCCATTGTAATTGCCTTCTAAAATCTTAATGAAATTTGTCGGTCTGAATATCCAGTCGAAATCACAAGACCAGTTTTGGTTGTTATGCCCCAAAAGAAATGCTGATTGAGAAACATTGTTGAAAACAGCCATGATAGCCTCTTTCCCATGTTCGGAAACTCTTGCTTTTACGGCTTTCTTACGTTTGTCCGTCATTGTTGTCACCTTTGGGAGCTTTCCATCAAACATTCTGTTGAACGTATCCATAAGAGCATTATAATTTATCTTATCTCCCTCATTACTTTCCGGCGGTGCAGATTCCCCTTGGGGGGAATTATAGGGGGGACATTCTTCATTTGCATTTACATTTACATTATCATTATTAATTAGGTTATTGTTTGGTTCTTCTTTGGTTTGGTTTTGGTTATAGTTTGGTTTTTGTTTGGCTCCTTCTTGGTTGTTCTCCGGTTTTGGTCTACCGCCCTTTTTACCGTTCTCAAACCTCTGATTATTAATATCTATCTGTGATTTAGCCATAGCAAGCATCGCTTTCGCAATCGGCTTTAGTTGTTCAGTAGTTTCTCCATATAAGCCATACTCAATTATGGCTGTGAGAACGTCTCCCTGAACATCTCTCGGCAGATTCTTGATTGCTTCCCACCAGCTACTGTAAAAAACAAAACTATTTCTCATTGCGTTTCCTCCATTCTAAAAATTCTTCGTATCCGTGCCATGCTTGTTCATCTTTATTTTCATACATCTTTCAAATAGTCTGTTACCACTTCTATAAACTCGTCAAGCGAACGGACTATGACATATTTAGCACCGATACTCTCAAACTCTTTCTGATACTCTTTCTGGCTCTCTGACTGCCTGCCAGTCTTTACCTTTAATTCTATTCCACAAAATGGATAGAACTTGTTGGGGATAAGAAGTATCAAATCGGGGAATCCTGCGCGGACTCCCATTTGCTTGAACTTTGCCGCTTCAATGGCGTTGCGCTTCCCTCCGTTGGGAACACAAGCAAGCCGTTTCTTCCATTTAGGATATTTCAAGTCCCAATATTTAATTATAGATTTTTGGAGAGAATCTTCTAAATGTCTCATATATGCTTTATTTTAAGTTCAACATTCACCGGCTTGTCTTTCATCGTGGAGAAAGCGTCAAGCAGCTTCTCCTTGATTGTCTTCAAAGGCTTTGTCAGTATATGGCTCTCTACTATTTCGAGAGGTATCCTCCTGTCGCTATACGTTATTAGGGACATGGAAATTATGATGTAGGGCTTCATATTCTTTCACTATCGGTTTACATAAATCAACAACTCGTTTACAATCCTCCACACCAAACATTCCTATGTGGCAAACTTCATGTGGTATTCCTAATTGAATAGATAACCACAAATAAGCTTTATTCCTATTTGAAGTGTTGGGGATATGTTTCTTCCAAATTTTATTGATAAGATTGGTCTTAGCTATTTGGTCAAAATAGAAGTGGGCTTCTTTCTTGGCTTCCCTTAGTTCTGTATTTGCCAGTCGTCCTAACGCTCGGTCTGTACCCTTATGCACACCGACATAAGCCATACAATCCCAGCATAGATATATCATCCCGTAAGAACGTCCATAAATAACAGAACTATCCACATATTCGGTACGATTACCACAATAAGGGCAAATCTTACCAGACAGAATACCATCCATAATTTAGAACAATGACATCTGTTGTACTTCAGTTGCTCCTTTCCTTGCCCGTGACGTTTTTTTCCTAAGCGATACATATTGCTCTTCGGTCAAACGTTTTATCGCCGCTTCACGAGCCGCTTTCTTCTCCTCTTCCGTCAGTTCTACGGGTTGAAATGTGGAGATGGATGCACGGGTTCCAGCAGGCATCTTGCTCACTTTGATGTCATCCTCATCGTAATAGTGGATAGCCATCCCGAATACCTCCTCGTCTGTCATGGCCACGGCAGAGCCCCGTTTCCGTGCCTCTCCCATGATGTAGGAACAGCACTCATCCAAATTCTTGTTTTCTTTTGCGTAGGACTTGGCGAACAGTTCGTCAGTCCTAGCACGTCCGTCAAGATGATTCTTGATTACGTCCTTGAAAGTTTTGTTTTCCATAATTGCGTTACAAATAACTCCTTAAACAATAGTCCGCTATCCAGTAGCAGACAAAATAAAAAGCGGCATATACTGCCAGGATTGACAGAATAGTCGCTATCAGTTTGGTCTCTTTCATTTCAAATTCAGTTTTGCCCGTAAGTCGTCGGGCGGTTGGTGATTCCGTTTTACCGGAGCTTGTTGTTCCTCCAAAGCTTGGTTATTGCGTCGACGAATGATAATATCCAGTTCATCTGACCGTTCCCGAAGAAATTTCCGAAATGCTTCGCCAACGGTTATCGTATCGAAATAACCATAGAACTTACCATACCTTCCCAGCTTGAACCGTGCGACAAACAATATGAACTCCGTCAGTTTGATGTAGTGATACTGGCTAACGAACAGCCCAGAGAACTCATTCAAGGCATTTTCATCGGCCCCCTCCTTCGTGGAAGAAGCAAAATCAATGGTCAGTAACTGCGTCTTTACCCACAGAGACGAGGAACCATATCCGTACATCCGTTCAAGGTCTGACAGCGTGGGAGACTTCTCGCTGTACGCTTTCTCGGTATCTGCAAGAAGCATAGGCTGAAGAGACGTTGAATATGCGGCAGAAGCCTTGCTAAAGGTCGGGTATTTCTCCTTGATGGCTGATAGCATTACTTCCCTGCTCGATGGCTGCATATTCGTCAAGGAGGTTTCTTGCCTTTGCTGTTTTATCAGCATCCCGACTGTTTTGTCTTTGGGCTTGATTTTCTGTTTTTCCATTGTCCTGCTGTTTTTTCTCGATTATCCAAAGATTGGCCCGACTGTCCCAACGTTCCACCTTGGCACCAGTAGCAGTTTTCCAACCGAGACCGGAGAAATGGTTGTAGAAAATATCCGCTTGCATCTCCCAGTCCGACAGTTTGTCACGAAAATACTCTTTCACCTCTTCGGCGGTCGGTGGTATAAACTCCACTTTAGGCTTAACGGGTTTCTTTGTCGGTGGTAGGTCGGGCGGGAATAACTCGCCAGAGTTATCTTCCCCTATACTCTTAGTCTTATTCTTAGTCTTATATAAAGGGTTACCATTTTGGTTACCGTTTTGGTTACCACTTTGGTTACCGTTTTGGTTACCACTTTGGTTACCGTTTTGGTTACCACTTTGGTTACCTACAGAAACCAAAATGTAAGACGCTGCCTTTTCTCTCCTATTGCCTTCAATGAATTCAATCAGCCCCTTTTGCTTCAATCGGTTGCGCAAATCAATTATAGTCTTGTTACTATAACCTAATTCGGCTTGGATTAGACGTGTTGGTAATTCAAATGGGCAAAGCCAGTTCCGGATATTGCATTCTTTCAATAGAAAAAAGTAAAAGTCTGCTTCATATGCCGTCATCGGCTTATATCGTCGAATTTGCCAAAACTGATTGATATAATCTATATAGGTCATAATAGGTAAGAATTGACTTCATTCATAAACTCAGTAAGAGAATGGCATACCACATATTTATTTCGGAACTTTTCAGCCTCTCTCTGCCATCTTATCTGCTCCTCGCTTTGTTTCCCTTTCGGTCTCTTCATTTCGATGCAAAGAGCGGAAAATCCTTTCTTAGGTACAAGCAGTATCAAATCGGAAACACCCCTTACACTTCCCTCGTACTTCATTTGTGCTCCAGTCCTGGCATCACGCTTGCCACCATTTGGGACAGCAAACAACATAAGACTCAAAGACGGATATTGAATCCGGAACCAAGTCAGACAGCTATGCTGTATCTGACTTTCCGATTGCGGTGTAGTTTGTTTCTTTCTCATAATCTTCCTTTGAATAAGTCCATAGCCATATCTACTACATTCTCCTTAACCACATCATCCGTTCCGGTAACACCGTTAGCTATACCTTTCTTTCGCTGGATAACATCATACATGTATTCATCAATGGTATTCTTACCAAGAAAGTAGTAACAGTTAACGTTATTCTTCTGCCCATTACGGTGTGCCCTATCTTCTGCCTGCTCACAGTCAGAAAAAGTCCATGGGAACTCGATGAAGGCTACACGGCTGGAAGCAGTCAAGGTGAGCCCGGTACCGCCCGATTTGTAGTTAAGGATAATCAACGTACAATCCGGATTGTTCTGGAAAGCATCCACAGCCATCTGTTTCTGCGTAGCGTTATCCTCACCCGTAACCGTTACAGCTTTGGGAAACATCTTCTTCAGTTCCAACACTACTTCTTTTAGGTAGGCAAAGACAATCAGTTTTTCTCCACCGTCTATCACGTCATGGATGAATTCGGCAGCCGCCTTGATTTTCCCACGTGCAGAGATGGCTTTCAGAATGCCCATACGAACCATTACCTCGCCCCTCATGGACTTGGCTATCTTCTCATCATCCGCATTCTTGTAGACACGCAGATATTGTATGAGGTCGCTTTCCGCTTTCTCATACTCCAACCGCGTAGTGATATCCATCTCAATATACTGACGTGTCTTGTCTGGAAGCTGCGTCAACACTTTAGCTTTTTCACGCCGGAAGAAGCAGGTATTCCAAAGGCGCCAGTTCAGTTCTTTCAGATTGGAGGCTTTCTTCGGCCCATTACAGAAACGTTCGGTGAATGTCTTATACCCTCCAAAATCCTCCAACCGTCCCATTATCTTGAGTTGCTGTATAAGGTCAGTATTGTCATTCACTACCGGTGTTCCCGTCAGTTCAAGAATGAAATCCTTGCCTTTACAAATGCCCTCAACAAACTTGCTCTGCTGGGTCTTGGTAGACTTGCACTTATGCGACTCGTCAATGATTACAGACTTGAAAAGGGTTATACGTGGGTCAAAGGTGATTGATTTCAGCGTAAACCGCGTATCATTCTTCACATCCAATACAAAGAACTTTTTCAAGCTCTCGTAGTTAGTGATGAAGATGTCACAACACTTGGTTTCAATGAAGCGCTGCCAAGTATTTTTGTTCTTATCATCAAGGATTAGCGCCTGCTTTCCAGCAAATTTCTTGAACTCACGCTGCCAATTTATTTTAAGTGCTGCCGGACATACAACAAGGCACGGATAGGATTTTGCAATCGTCACCGTGCCTATTGCCTGCAAGGTCTTACCGAGTCCCGGCTGGTCACCGAAGATACACCGTTTATGGGCCAGAGCATAGGCTATGCCCTCCTTCTGGTAATCGTACGGTTCAAGTAGCAATCCGTGGGGAACGGTCAGCTGCGGCATCGGAGCAATGTCAAAACTCATATCGACCTTTCTTTGCTCCGACCGTTGTACGGAACCGCAGAATCCCTGCTGTACCGCCCATTTCGCCATTGTATCAACATACCATTCATCAGCCAAGTCAACCCACCACGCCTTTTCATTGAAAAGATATGCTTTCTTTGCGTTAGCCTTGACTGATGGAATATTGTTCACGCATTTAACCAACATCGGATGATACATGAATTTCAGTTTGAAGCCGTCCGGATATTTGGTGATACAAAAAGGTGCTGCCATATCAAGCTGCCGGCTCTTTAATCTTCACTTTTTTACTTTTGTTTCTCGGCTTCACTTTCTTCCCGTCAATCGTCAGAGTAGTGCCACTCTGTTCCACCACTTGTTTAAGGAACTCATTCGCTTCCTCTTCAAATGCAGCATCTCCCACCGGGTCGGCTGCAATGTCCGTAGGAATATCCCCATCGAACGGAAGTTCCTGCTGGACTACCGCCCATTTCTTAGCGGTAAGATACTGTTCCACCTCATAATTACATGCCTCAATTGCCTGCTGCAGTTCGAATGCATGCTTATATTCCTCGTTCTCATTGTTGAACATGGTAAACGGAGCTATAAGGTTAAGCACCTTCTTACTTTTAAGAAAACGTTTTCCAACCAATACCACACCTTCATTGTCATCCGAACCGCTAACTGTGTAGCCCGTGACCTCGAATGTAGAGAAGATTTCTTCCGGCAGTTCATCTATGGAGTCCTTTCCATCAGCTTCTTTCTGCTCACAGAGGAAAGCAAGGTGAGGAATCAATTCGTTAAACGCTGCACGCAAATCCTTATGGATAAGATTCTTTCCCTCAATGGTTACATTGTCCTCATTCTCGTTCTTGAAAGAGGCAACAAGCGTGTTGTCTTTCGTGATTTTTGCTTTGGTGATATTCATTTCTACCTCCTGTCTTTATATTCGTTGATAAATTCGTTATAGTAACGGTCAGCCGGAAGAGGGAGCGTTATTCCCAGTTCGGCAGCAGCATCGGCCTGAACCTTATTTAGAAAGTCAGTCATCTGCACTGTATTGAGTTTCGATGTGCTTCCGGCAATGACCATTTCTTTTCCTCTGAAATACGAAGTCCTTCTGAGAAAGCGGTTACAATAGTAATCGTGTACATCCTGCTTGTCCGTCCCGGTCTCCTGCTCAATACAAGTAAACCACAACCACATAAGCGCATTCTGTGACAGCGTCCTTGGCTCTGTGAACCTTTCGATTTTTACACGATACCGACCATTACGAAGCTGGGAACACATGAAGTCAAAAGACTTGCTTATGTGTACCTCGCCGTTGACCTTTTCCAGAATTGCTTCTTGTGCCATTATTCCAACCCGAAAATTTTCTTATCCGTAATAAGTTCTTTGTTGACTTCCAGAAACTCAATAAAATGCTCACAGTGAGCGGTCAGCAGTTTAATCGTCTGCTCATGATTGTAAGTGTAATACTCCGGGTATTGCGTTCCGCTAATTAGTGGCGTCCGGCTGGTACCGCCCTTCATCTGATAGGCAGTGTACTCAAACGCTTTCACGCTTTCCATCTGACTGGAAGCAATCAGACAGTAAGGATATACATGGCGCTGCCAGCCGTGTTCATACTTGCCAAAATCATACTTAGATGTTGTCTTGATATCATATACGGTATCACGAACGAGCTCATCTATATACCCATAAAGCTCCACATCACCATAACGAGTGGGAATGACTGCGGACACAAAGACTTGGGACAATGCACCGGAAAAATACTTCGACTGCTCTATACACCAGCTACGGTCAAATAAGAAATTACGCTCTGGCGCGATATCAGTAGCAGGAAAATATACCTGAATGGTATTCGTTTCTCCATCACCGATAATGGTGTATGGCTCCCGTTCGCTTGGTATATGCTTTTTCTTGTGGATATAGCAGTCTATGACAGCATTAAAGGCCGTTCCTTTATCAGCTGCCTCACTCTCAAACGGGACACGGTTTATCGCATCAAGTAGGCTTTGCTTCAGCTCCGCTTCAATTACTTCCGGACTTTTCTTATATTCCCCCGTTTCATTATCGACATTCCAGAAGCTCTCTACTTGTTCATCAGCCCGTAAATACTGCTCGAATTTATCAAGCAGTGACGGGTAGAATCTGTATTTAGGCTGCTGGTTCATACCTTTTGCTGAGTTTGTTAAACTTCAAGCCAAGTCTCTTGCACTTCTCATTGAGCATCATGCCTGCCCGTACCTTGCTGTCAAAGATATGCGTCATGGTGTCTAAAGCTTCCCGAACAGAATTGGCAGATTGTGTATCAGTCACTTGTTCCACTGCGTCACGGATAGCATCAAGAACTGCATCATATTCGGAAGATAGTTCCGTCTGCTTCGTCTGATACTCCTTATAAGTACTGATGATTTTCGTCATGAAATCATTCTCACCCGTTACGGTACCGGACTCATCAATGATAACGGGTATCTTGATACGAGAAGGAAGATTACAAGTATTCTTCCCGTAGAACTTCTCGCACGGGTCAAAAGAAATAGTTCTATCTTTACCGATAGCTTCCATGTAACCAACCAAATCCAACTCCTTAATCAAATCACCGGCAGATGAGCCACCAATCTCCGGACGTATCTGTTTTCCGTCGCCTACTTTCTCCTCCCGTTCATGAGCCACGAAGATAACAGACTTGCCCATGAGGGTTACTTGGTTAACGAAGTTGATGAACATGTTCTTACGTACTCCGTAGCCTTGCAAAGAAAGGGTACCATCCGCTTTCTTCATCTTCGGATTCGCTGCCATAATCGCCTTATCCATAAAAGAAAGCATCTTTCCGGCAGTATCAATCACAATAGTGGAAAACTCCTTGATTTCTTCGGACGAAAGTACCTGGTTCGTCTCGTCCCAGCTTGTAATCTGGACGGTCGGTACACGATGGGCGGCATTGACACGGTGAATACCGCCGTCATAATCGAACAATACCGGATTGGGAGCCGATAATGCAAGAGTTGTTTTTCCCATGCCAGGTTGGCCGTAAATCAGTGCTGACAAGGTAGTCTTAACGGTCAGCTCGTTAGGTCTTTTGATAAGTCCCATAATAGAAAATATTAAAGTGGTTAATAAAAAAATAGCCAAAGGAAAGCCCCGAAGCGTATTCTCCGGGGCGCAAACGACAAATACTCCTAATCCTATCCGATTTCGCATTACCTTTCAGATAGAGTCAACGGCTAACCGATGCCGCGCGGATGATTCCCTGCGCTATCTTCGCCCTACTCTCGGACTAAAAGCGGATTTTCTCTCATAAAGGCTTGTAGAAACGGATGGATTCGAACCACCGACCGCCGCTTGTGGTGCTCTCCCATTAAGCTAAGAATCTACTTGAGAGAATCGAACTCTCAACCTTCCACCACACACGGTGCTCTATCCACTGAGCTACGTTCCCAGAATAGGTGAACTATTTTCACAAACCGTTCACCTTGAAACACAAACAAAAAATAAAACACGA